ATGGGCACGATCACATCACGTAAGCGCAAGGACAACTCGACGGCCTACACGGCGCAGATACGGATCAATCGGGATGGGCGCACAGTTTATCAGGAAAGCCAAACCTTCGACCGCAAGCAGGTAGCCCAGGCATGGATCAAGCGGCGTGAGACGGAGCTGGCCGAGCCTGGTGCAATCGAGCGAGCGAACCGCAAGGGTGTGACGATCAGAAAGATGATCGAGCAGTACTTGGACGAGTACGAAAAGATCCGGCCGTTGGGTAAGACAAAGAACGCAACACTCAACGCGATCAAGGATACCTGGTTAGGTGATCTCGACGACTCGGCGCTGACCAGTCAGAAGCTGGTGGAGTTCGCGCAATGGCGGATGAGCAAAGAGGGCGGCGGCGTTCAGGCGCAGACGGTCGGCAACGATCTGTCGCACTTGGGCGCGGTGCTGTCTGTAGCTCGGCCGGCGTGGGGGTATGAGGTCGATCCGTTAGCTATGCCCGACGCGCGAAAGGTATTGCGCAAACTGGGTATGGTCAGTAAGAGCAAAGAGCGGAACCGTCGACCTACTCTTGAGGAGCTAAATAAGCTCATGGAGCATTTTTTCGATGTGCTTAAGCGCCGTCCGGACTCGATCCACATGCCGAAGATAATCGCCTTCGCGATTTTCTCAACGCGACGGCAGGAGGAGATCACCCGGATTCGTTGGGATGATCTCGACGAATCTCGCCAAGCTGTCCTCGTGCGCGACATGAAAAACCCTGGGCAGAAGATCGGCAATAACGTGTGGTGTTATCTACCTGATGAGGCATGGGCGATCCTTCAGTCCATGCCCAAGAAGGAAAAGGTGATCTTTCCCTACAATGCCAAATCAGTGTCAGCGTCCTTCACGCGCGCTTGTCCATTGCTTGGAATTGAGGATCTTCATTTTCATGATCTTCGTCACGATGGAGTCAGCCGCCTTTTTGAGATGGACTGGGATATTCCAAGGGTTTCTAGCGTTTCAGGTCATAGAGACTGGAATTCCCTCCGTAGATATACGCATTTGCGTGGTCGGGGTGATCCCTACGTTGGGAGTGGTGTGTTTCGAGATTTGATCAATATTTGAGCAGCTGTTCGTCGGTTCGTGAGCATCTGGATGTAGGTATCCAATTGTCCAATGGGAATGCGGATCGGGCTTCTGTTATCCTCCTAATCGCACGCTGCCACCATCCACGGGCGCTGCTCGCTTAGCGATCACCGAAGCCCCTTTGACGTATGGCACTGATAGGCCAAATATCGAAGGTTAGTATATGACTCAAAAGGGACTGTGAATGTCTATACCAAACCAAATACCACTTTTAAAAGTTAAGCAATGGTTGAAATCGTGGGAATTGAGTGACTGGGTGCAGGAAGATCTCCCAGAACCTCCTCATGAGTTTTACATTGCATCCGTTTCACTGAAAACTCTACGTAGCTTATCGGGTGTCAGCCGACGTAATATCGATGATCGGAAGGCAGGAGAGAAAGGTGCCGGCTATCAACGTGCGCATCAGTCCAGCAGATCAAAAAATATTGCTCGCTACATTAAGTACGGTTATCCACTTTCCAATAATCCGAGTCTTGATCCAGAAGAACATAAGACCTTAGTACATCCCGGTTGGCTTCCAACATCTATTCTAGTAAATATCATTCAGCCTGGTGAAAGCCGACGTCGTGGCGGAAAAGATGTAGTTTTAGATAAAGAGCATAAGCTAGACATTGTCCAAAATGGGGTTTTCAGTGCGCTTGAAATTCCAGACTATTTCAAATCTGGGAGTAGGGTGTCCGGAAAAAGCGTACTCGAACCCATCGAAATTATTGACGGGCAGCATCGACTATTTTCCGTTGATGAACTCGGAAACGATATAGAAGATGAAGAATACGAAGTTCCGGTGGTATTCTTTAATGGTCTGTCTGAGTCATGGCAGGCATATTTGTTCTGGGTTATCAACGTTGAACCCAAAAAAATCAACACAAGCCTAGCGTTCGATCTTTATCCGGAACTCCGTAGCCAAGCATGGCTAGAGCGAGGGGAAGGAATTAAAGTTTATCAAGAACACCGTGCTCAAGAGCTAACCGAGGTCATGTGGCGCCATGAGCTGAGCCCTTGGAAGGATCGAATAGAACTTCACGGGAATCGAATAGAAGGGCATGTGTCGAACGCTGCTTTCATTCGATCGCTCACGGTAAGTTTCGTTAGACGCTGGGGTGCAGATCATAAAGTCGGCGGTTTCTTTGGATCGATTGATCGTGACGGTCAAGAAAGAGTTTTGCCATGGAAGAGATCCCAACAGGCTGCTTATCTTATCGCTTGCTGGACACACCTTCATGATGCAGTAAAAGATTCCGGTGCAACGTGGGTTAAAGCTCTTCGCGAAGAAAGCTCGGGTACACAGCGGACGCTGAATGAAAGTGACTTTATAAAAAACGTCGCGTTTTCTGGCGGCAACACTCTGATGGCAACAGACCAGGGTTGTCGTGTAATACTTATAATATTCAACGCTATGAGTCAGGTTGCTTTTGAGCGACTAGGTCTCGAAGAGTGGGAAGCTGATGAGGTTTCTGATAAACCTGACGATGAAGACGTCACATCAACTTTGATTGATTTCTCCCGTTTGAAGGCGGCGAATTCATTCCTAAAAGCTATTTCGGAAGTACTTGTAAACTCTGGTTTGGACTGGCGAACAAGCAGTTCGAAAAGTTTGAATGATAATCAAGTGAAGACGCAGGCTGCATATAGGGGGAGTAGCGGTTACTCGCTACTAATGAAGGAGTGCTTCAAGTATTTAGTAGAGTCTAGCAATAAACACGTTTCAGAGGCTGCAACGCTCGCTCGTCGTTTACAAGGAATTGTATAATGGCAGCCAAAGCCTCGAAGCCGGATTATGCGACAATATGCAGTAGTGCAAGCGGCGTAATGGTGCAAAAAGCTTTTAATAATTTAGGCCCGATAAATAAATTCGAAGATCTTCTTTGTCCTGGAGCGGGAGCTAATCCAGCCTCTGAGCTGGCGGCTGAGCAGATATTTCACATGATTGAAGGTTGGCGTTATGCGTCCGCTGCTACAAACGCCTTTTTAAATCACTCGAAACATACCGCTCTTCATTTTGCCTATTACGCAGAGTTGAGAGCAGCGCTTTCATTGCTTAGTTCTAGTGGTATTAGAGTTCGCCAGTCTGCACATTACTATCTTGATACTTTTGGTAATAAAAAAGCGTTTGGTCCCGAAAGAACTCACTCAGCCGTGTGGGGTTTATGGCAAAATTGGGTAAAACGCGCCGATGCTACAAAATTGTTTAAGGATCAAATTCGACTGACGTCGAGCGTCTCCCTGTCTAACGTTCTGACTTCCCTGCAATACGTCGATCCCAGTAAAACGTTGCAGAATTGGGGCATGGATCTAGCCCAAATTCAAGCGGATCACACTGCGCGTAATACTTCCAGCTACGAGGCTTTTTGGATCAACTCACCCCTATCAAAAATGTCACAAGATGATTTAGATCTTGTACTGATGTTATGGAAATTACTTCTCCCTCAGGACTCAGGTCTTCTTTTTGATAGTTCGTTGATTTCATATTTTGTTTCGCAGGCTTTACCGGCGATGACCCTTACAATGGGAAAAACGACAGCAGCGTGCCTTGAAGAGATTGTCAGGGTAATTGTTACCAATACTGGTGCGGATGCTGAATTGATTTTGCGCCGTTTGGATACTACCCAATACACAACTAAGCCATTCGAACTTGCCTCTTCTGCTGACACGAAAACAGAAAACGTACTCTGCAGAGCTTTTTTTCTGCTACGTCTCTCTATGCTTGCAACCAAAACTAATTTGTCTATGACACAAAATACTGCGTCGGTTGACTGGTTGTCGAATTGGTTCGAGCACGCTGGTTTATGGAGCCAGAGCTCAGGTATCGATGCATATGATACAAGTGAAGATTACGAAATCGCCCTTGATCATTTCAAGGCGTCACCCATTGTTTTGAGTGAGCTATGGGGTGAACAAAATTTAATGAATACAGTAAGGCTAGCTCGGCCTGAAGCTTGTTTGGTGTGGAATGTGATTCAATGAAATATATGGGGCATAAGGGCAAGCTGTTGAGCTTTCTCGGTGACGTATTGGTCGAAGAGTCTCGTACAGCAAATGCTATCGCTGATCCTTTTTGTGGATCCGGTGCAGTTTCTTGGTACTTGGCTCAAAATACAAAAAAGTCTATTGTGTCCGGGGATCTGCAACAGTTCGCTGTGTGCCGAGCTGCGTCAGTTGTTGAGCGTACAGAGCCAGTAAGTGCCTCAGCGATTTTTAAACCATGGATTAAGCGTGCAACATCTTTAGTTAAGGTTGTAGTCGATAAATTTCCTAATGCGGAAGCGTCGGTGGAGCCAAATCCAAAGTCAACCGGCGATATAATATCCTTAGTTATTCGATCGCGAGTATTTTGCGAAACAGTGCTCCCTAGTTTGCTTGAGAATCTAGGTAAGCAATTTCCGATGACTAAAGCATATGGAGGATACTATTTCTCTCCTATGCAATCTTTGATGTTGGACGCTTTGAGAGCTACATTGCCACGAGTTCCTGAAAATCGGTCGGTAGCGTTAGCTGCACTAATAGAAACTGCAAGTCGATGCGCGGCCGCTCCTGGGCACACTGCTCAGCCATTCCAACCTACGGTAACTTCTGCAATACATATATTAGAGGCATGGCAACGGCCTGTTGATAAATTACTATTCGATGCCATCGAGACTATTTCTTCACGGTGTGCAGGGAAGATGGGTGCAGCAAAAGTAATGGATTTTAGCGAGACTATAAATTCACTAGAGGAAGGAGATCTGGTATTTGCAGATCCACCATACTCGGACGTACATTATAGCCGTTTTTATCATGTGTTAGAGACCTTGGCGTATGGTCGTGAGGTGGACGTGACCGGTCGAGGACGATACCCGGATATTTCAAAACGCCCTAGTTCAAGATTTAGTCTGCGCAGTCAGTCTGAACAAGCCGCGCGAGATCTGATAATCGGTTGTCACTCCCGAAAACTGAACTTGGTTCTCACCTTCCCCTCTGGTGAGGCAAGTAATGGACTATCTGCTGAGAGCTTTATGTCGCTTGCTAAAGGGCTTTATTCCTCGATAGAGGAGCATAAGGTCGATTCGGATTTCAGTACTTTGGGGGGGAATGCAAAAAGTAGGGGGGCACGTTTGAAGTGTCAGGAGAGTATTATTTGCTTTAGGGTCTAATCGTGTTACCTGTCTAGTTGCGCTAGACAGGTAATCGTTACGCTTTATTTAATTTTCTTATATCACTTATAGCGCTCTCTCTTTGCCTGTCGATATACTCTGCTAGGTCTTTTAAATGTATGCCTAGGGCGGCCTTTTGGGTGTTAGCGCCTAGCCGGACTATTGGGATAGCAATTTCGCCACTGAGTTGCTTTGCTTTAAATTTTTCTACCGTCAGTCCCATATAGTCAGCGCACACTTGGCTCAGCGAAATGACTGCCTGTCCGTCGTATTGAGCCATCAGTAAAAAAAGCGTGTTCATGCTTCCTTCCTATTACGAAGTGAATAACGATTCGAATGAGCTCGCAGCCACGACTGGATCTGTCCGTTGCCGATGACTCTAAGTTTGCCTCTGAAAGGCAAAGGCGACCGTTGAAATCAAGCCGCTTGATTCGCCGCTTGGGCGTCAAGGAACTCGGCCAGGTCGTGCAGGTAAACCACCCGTTGCGCGCGAGTTGACCCGTGCAAACGCTTAACTACCAATGCGATACGACCAGCCTTTATTTCAGTGAGTAGATAGCGGTCGGTGCGGATGTGTGCGAAGTACTGTTCTCGAACTGCCGCCAAGGTAGGACATGGAGTTGCGAACTGACGTCGCAATTGTTCTAGTGTGTTGCTCACGCTGCGCTCTCCCCAACTCCCTCCGATGGGGGCAGCAACTTGAGGCGAATCAGTTCGGCGAGGCCTTCTTTGCTCTTACCCATGGCTGCGGCACAGATGCTGCCCTTGGCGTCAGCCACCACCGCGCCGAATGGGAACTCAGGAGAGTTCGTCGGCGTGACATAGGCGACTTGTCCGTCAAGGATCACGTTGTTGACGCAGTGAAATACCTCCGCCAGTTCGGTGCTCAGTACGGGCATGCTTTCCAGTAATTGGAGGGCTTCCGTCGAAGCGCCAACAAGCGTTGCGCGGCTGATGACGCCCGGGCAGTTCAAGTAGATCGGGATTAGCTTTAGGGCGCCAAGGGCTTGCGTATAGGCATTGAGGTTATTGGTTTTCATGCTGCGGCGTCCTTTTTGGTAATGGTGATCCCTAGCTTCTTGCCCAGCCATTCGATTCCTTCTTCCTTCACCATCACCACGGAGTAGTGACGGCGCTTGTTGAGGGACGGAATCACGGTGCTGCGCGGATCCGAATACAGATAGCCGCGATCACGGTGCTTGCTGGCTAGATCGCCACTGCTGCTGAGAATGCCTAGCTCACGCAACCTGGTGCGGAAGGTGCGGGGCTTGAGCCCAAGCAATGTGGCTGTTTCGTCCAGAGTGCGGTTCATGGTGCAGTCCTCAAGCCGCGATCAGTTTGCGAACGCGATCCAGCAATGCTTCTGAGTCCGCTAGTGCTCGATCAATTTGCGTCAGTCGGCCAACCTGCTCGGGTGACGTGGGTTGAGCTGATTCAATTCGGCCGTTCGCAATATCTTGAATAAAATCCCGCACGTGAAGGTGATTGGCTCGATCCGACCGCTTGAGGGTCAGCTCGCCGGTGTGGCCCCCCAATTCAACGCTCACGACCGCACTGTTTTGTGTGAGCTCTACGTCAAAACTTGCATAGATAGTTTGCTCAGGTCGTTGAAGAGGGCATACAGCACCGCCCCCCACTTGGAGCATGTGATGCAACAGATCTTGTTTGGTGAGGGGTATGAGGTAGTTACTCATGCTGCATCTCCTCCGAACGATCCGGCGGCGGCTTTGGATGTTTCAGCGACGACGACTGGCTTGATAGCGACGGAACGTCCCTTGGCATTACTGATGGCGAGAAGCCCCGTGCGAAGCTGTAGATCTTCAACTGCAGCACGACTGCTGCAAGCAGAAGGGTGCAGGTAGACAGGGCAGCGGGTGCCTCGTTGATGTGTGGTTTGCATGCTCGAACTCTTTGGTGAGAGGTAGATTTCGATGCAAAATTAGTATTACTGATTTAATATGTCAACAGTATTGCTTATAAAATCTCATAAATAAAATTAGTAGACGAAAAAAAAGGCCCTTGTGGGCCGTTGGAGTGGGGCGTTTAAAGCATTACCGAGTACCAGAAAACTTTTCCGATGATACGAATGTGCTGTTGTACATAGTCGCCATCATAGCGTTCGTCTGGATGTTCCTCGGTGTTGTAGCTCCGTAGGCGCAAACCTGAACCTGGCAATCGATAGAGAAGTTTCACTCGCAGCTGTCCGTCATGATCAATGGCATACATCTTGCCGTCTTGAACGACCGTATTCGCTGTATCCACGCCCACGGTACTGCCATCCGGAAGCACCGGCTCCATGCTGTTTCCAGTTACTGGAGCGCAACCTGCAGAGGCAGGATCGATGCTTTTTCTTTTGAGAGTACGTTTCCCGAAGCGCAGCTTACGTCCGTTTGTTTCGAGCCTTACCTGAGATCCATTACCCGCAGACAATTCCACTTCCTTAAAGAACGGCAGCTCCACTTCATCGGGCCCAAGCGGGGTTTCGTCATCCCATACTTCAATCTGATGCATTTCCCAGTCGGGTGATCTTGAGCTTTCACGGCTGCCTTGCGAATGACGCAGACGGGGCATTTCGGCGAAAGCTGCTAGGCGTGGACTCACCTCGTCCAGCGAAAAGTCCAAGACAGTCGAAAATTTGATCAGCGCTCCGATGTTGAGAGGGATTCGGCCATTTAAGTACTGGCTGACAACGCTTTGCCCAGCCCATTCGCACAGGTCGGCAATTTTGTCCTGGGTAAGGGATGGATCATGCCGTTTGCGATCCTGATAAATAGCCTTCAAGCGCATGGCTTCGGCTTTTCGGGTTTCGTCATCGGCGGTAAAGGGGATCGAGGTAATCATGCATCCCAATTTATAAGGAAGACTTATTTTCTCAAAACAGCGTTGCGTCTTTTTCTCTTGCTGTTTAAAAGAAGTAACACTAATATCCATGCCGCAACGCCCATTCGAGGAAACGTGGATGGCAAAGGAAATAGGAATTCCCTTGGGAAATTTCGCCCAAGGTAAAACTCAACCGGAGCTGGCTTTACTGATCGGGGTATCGCAAAGCGCAGTCTCCCAAATGCTCAACTCAGCTCGAGATATTCGGGTTCAGGTTGATGAGAACGGGGCGTGTACAGCGGTAGAGATTCGTCCAATCGGATCGCGCCGCAAGGCCCGGGCCGCTTGAAAGTGTCGAGCTGGGGCCTCTCACCAAAGAATACCCCAGCCCGACTACGACGATACACAGCACATGCACATCGGTCGTGGTCATAGGATAGGGGCTGCCCTGGACTATGGCTACACCGTAAACAGGGGATTTACGGTTTATGAGTCGTACAGATCTATTGCCGGACGCAGGTTCGGTTCTTCCACTACGCCAAGCGATTTATCGCGCTGGTCGTGACTACAAGGGCGGGATAACCGCCCTTGCCTTTGACATGGTGTTGGACAACGACACCCTTCAGAAGAAACTCAAGCTCGATGAGGAACGTCGCTGGCTGAACCCTGATGAGCTTGAGGAGGTAATCGGACTGACTGGTGACCCACGCTTGCTCGATGCACTGGTGCGCCCAGCGGGCGCGGTTTGGTACCGACCGGTGCCAGTTCCAGCAACACGCGATGCATTGAAAGCTGTAGGTAAGCTGCTCGGTGAGACGGGGGAGTTCGTGGCAGCGATGCATGACGGCGCCGCCGATAACGTCTGGGAGCTTCACGAAGTAAAAGACCTCGAAAAGCAGGGTATGGATGTGATCCGCGAAGTTCTTGGCATCATGGCGGGTGCTCGTCAGGCGATGGAGGATCGCATCCATGGCTGATGATATCGACCGCGCAAACGAGCAGGCGCAATACCTGCTTGATGTTGCTATTCATCGCAGTCGCCGCATGCCATCTAGCTGCGTTAGCGCGCAGTTCTGTGACGACTGCGACGAACCAATCCCGTTGCTTCGACAGCAGAAAGTTGAAGGTTGCGAGACCTGCGTCTCTTGTCAGGAGTTGCGGGAGGGCCGGCGATGAGTGTATCGGGCAAAGGAACAGCCATCGCTGCATGGGCAAAGCGTTACATCAGTACTTTTGACTTGGCACTCGTATCGATTGATCCAGGTGAAAAGGCTCCGAAAGGCCTAGGGTGGAATAAGCCCGGAGGCTATATCACCGACGCCGACACGGCCGAGGCGTTCTGGCAACGAAACCCAAATCACAACCTTGGCGTCGTGTTGGGGCCGAGCCGCGTATGTTCATTTGATGTTGATGACGTTCAATGGACGCGACACGTTCTATATGAACTGTTGGGCGTTGATCTTGATGCGATGGCAGTGGTGTTCCCAACCATCGTCGGAAACCCGCTGCGATTCCGGGTGGTGTTCAAGATGCCGGAAGGCGTCGAACTCACGCGTCACTCACTTTCATGGCCGAATGAAAAAGACCCTGACGGTTCGATTTTCAAAAGGTTGATAGACAAGGCCAAAGCCGCGAAAGAACAGGGTGATATAGCAGCTGAAGCTGCTGCGCGAACCGAAGCCGAGCCATTCAAACGCTTCACTGTCTTTGAATTACGCGCGGGATTGGTGCAAGACGTATTCCCGCCCTCAATTCATCCCGGTACCGGCAAACCCTACTTCTGGAAAACCGCACCGAGTGCCACTGAGGGGCTGCCGACGCTGACCCATGAGCTGTTTACCATTTGGCAGAATTGGGAGTTTTTTAAGCGAGATGCTGAAGCTGCGTGTCCATGGGCGGTTGCGCCACCGAAGCCACCGGTCAAAGTCCCCAAGCGTCCTGCTCTCGGTGGCGGCAAACGGCCCTCGGTGATTGATGAATTCAACCGTTGTCACGATGTAGCGGAGCTTCTTCGCGCCCATGGATACATCAAGCGAGGTAATAAGTGGCTATATCCTCAAAGCAGCACCGGTTTGCCAGGGGTCACGATCAGTGAGGGAAAGGTTTACTCGCACCACGGTGCTGACCCTCTCGCGAATGGGCATCAGAACGACGCCTTTGAAGTGTTCTGCTTACTCGAACACGGCGGCGACCAGACGAAGGCTGTGAAGGATGCTGCGCGAATGTTGGGCATGCAACACTCTGCCCGTCCAGATCCGAATGATCTTCCCCCCACCCCATCCGGTGAATTGAGCGGGCCGATCTCCGACGACACATGCCTGTTCAGTGAGGGCGCTCCTGCACCTAATGGGGGGGCGGGGGATGTGATAACGATGGATCACATACTTCGTCGTTTTGCGCTCGTTGAGGGCACCACTCATGTGTGGGATTGCGACCAATCGAAGGTAATGAAGAAGTCCGCCTTCGAAGCTCGCGTCGGCAAGCCTCTAGCCAAAGCTTGGTTGGACGATACCGGAAAGAGGCTGATTTCAGACGACCATGTTCGCGACATTGAGCAGGCGCGCCGCATGGCTGCGAAGAAAGGCGGCGCATTCGGGATGTCTCCAACCGATCGCTACGTTTACATCGATGGGACCAAAGACGTTTGGGATCGCGTAAAGAAGCGGCGCATAGCCGAGGGCGCTGTGAAAATGGCCTTAGGGGACACTTACCCGTTGTGGCTTAACAGCGGAGAGCGTCGAACCGTTGACGTTGAACACATTGTGTTTGATCCGACCATGACGAAGGATCCGGCGGTGTACATCAATACCTTTGACGGGTTGCCGCTTGAGCCAGTGAGGGATGACGCAGCCTGTGCAAACCTTCGTTGGTTGATCTCATTTCTTTGTAACCATGATGAAGCGGCAACGGACTGGTTAACTCGCTGGCTGGCGTATCCACTGCAGCACTTGGGCGCCAAGATGGACACCGCTGTGTTGATGCATTCGATTATGGAGGGTTCGGGAAAGAGCCTTTTGTTCGCTGACGCGCTTGGCATGCTTTACGGTCAATACGCGGCGACTGTTGGTCAGACGCAGTTGGAAAGCAGTTTCAACGCGTGGCAAAGCCGCAAATTGTGGTCAGTCTTCGAAGAGGTAGTCAGTCGCGATCAACGTTACAACCAGGTGGGCAAGATTAAGCACTTGATCACCGGCAAAACGGTACGGATGGAATCGAAGTTCATTAATGGCTGGGAGGAAGCCAACCATATGAACGCGGTTTTTCTCAGCAACGAGATTCTTCCGTGGCCAATCAGCGACAGTGATAGACGAATGCTGGTCATGTGGCCTATGGAGACCCTGCCAGTCGCACGGCAAAAAGCGATTGGTCGTGAACTGGAGCAGGGTGGGGTGGCGGCGCTCTACGGTTGGTTACTGTCGGTCGATCTAGCGGATTTCAACCAGCGCACGCGGCCACCATCGACCGAGGCGCGTGAGCGTTTGGTGGCGTTGAGTCGGGCCGGCTGGCAAACATTCTTGCATCTGTGGAAGTACAGCGAGCTGGGGCATGGGCTTTGGGGGCCGTGTCTATCGACCGACCTCTATTCGCTGTTTCTCGAATGGTGCCAGCGCAACAAAGAACACGTGATGAGTCAAACCAAGTTCTCTCTGTTCATCAGCTCCGAGGTAGATAAGTCGCGGGCGATACCTTGGACTGACGGCAACAACCGTCGCTTCGGCGCGTTTTTCTTTCCAGCGGATCTGGATGCTTCCCCGCCCCCATCACTCAAGGCGGCAGAGCTGGGCAAACAGGTGGAACACTGGAGGGCAAAGGCCAAGCTGGCCGGCTGGCACGTGGACAGTTGGGATCACATCAAGGCGCTTGCAGCATGACTATTTTCAAAAGTGTGTTGGGTGTGTTGAGTGCGTGTCGGGTTTATTTCAACAACCCCACACAATTTGGATCCCCGAATTACGTGCCTTTGCAGGTGTTGTGTGGGGTGTGTTGGGTTTGGGGTCGCGCGCGCGCATGCATGACGTTCGCTGCAACGAATCCAACGGAGAGAATTTTTTCTTATGCGAAGACTGATAAACCCAACAAACCCAACACACTCAACTCAAGTTTGATTGAAGCATTGATTTTAAAGAGTTTTTTCTGTGTTGGGTTTGTGTCGGGTTTCGGTTTTTCTGTGTTGGGTTCGATTTTACTGGAGACAGGGCAATGATCGAGGCGATGGAGTTATTGCTGAAACATTGGGGTGAGCAATGCCGACACAGTGGTGAGGCTGGAGGCATGGGGAGCCCGATGGCGACGATCATGGAGTGGGGCGGTTGTGCGCCGCGAGGCACCCCCGGTTCTCGGATTCTTCTTGGCGGTGTTGCGGGGCCAGATGCAGTTGCGCAGGAAGTTGGTGCCGCCCTTTCCGAAATTGCCCGTCAAGATGGTCGGGGTGAGAGGCTGCAACAGTTGGCGATTATGCGTTATAGCTTCGACCCTACACCGACATGGGCAGCGCAGATGCACGAACTGGGTTACGTCTCGAAGGCGAAGCAAACCTACTACGATTTGGTGCACCGCCTTCATGTTCGACTCTTTGAGGTGCTGACCGAGCGCAAGGACGCACGTAAATGGCTTACCGTTGGTCGGGGCTCTTTACCTCAAAGTCTCTTCAAAGTTGCGTCTAAGTTGCGTCCAGTTGGATAACCGAAAATGCCCCCTTTTCGGTTCCGTACTCAGGAGGTAAAAAGTCCCCACGATATGGATTCTGCGCCTTGGCGCTTCCCCGAGCACGTGCTGTGCACTTCGTCCTGGCGTATGCCGCGACATTGAAAACCCTGCCCTCCGGCGGGGTTTTCTTTTTTGTGTTCGGCAGCTCCTTCACTTGAGGCACAACATGACAAATGAGCAGCAAGCGCTGGCAGAAATGCCGATCTGGTTAGTTATCGTCCTGGCTCTAGTCGGCGGCGTGTCCGGTGAGATGTGGCGAGCAGACAAGGATGGTGCTCGGGGCTGGGCGTTGGTGCGTCGGCTTGCTCTTCGATCTGGTGCCTGCATCGTCTGCGGAGTCACGGCCATGATGCTGATGATCGCGGCGGGTATGTCGCTTTGGACGGCAGGCGCCTTGGGTTGTCTCACGGCAATGGCCGGTGCGGATGTTGCCATTGGATTGTACGAACGCTGGGCAGCCAAGCGACTCGGTGTGTGCGAGATCCCGCCGAATGGCGGCGACCAAGCCTGAAAACGCCAGGGCCCCTGGGGGTATCCGGAGGGTACGGGGTCGGAAACCCGCGGGAAACTGTTAGCGGCAGGGTTGCCAGCTTACTGAAATTCAATCCATTGAAATTGAAAGGTTCCATTGAAAAGCCGTTGAAAAGGAGGGCTTATGACAGAACCAATGTACCTGTCAAAGAGCGCCTTCGCGGCTCGTATCGGCAGGGCGCCCAGCTACATCACCTGGTTGAAAAACAACAACCGTCTGGTGCTGACTACCGACGGTAAACAGGTCGATGTCACGGCCAGTGAAGCGTTGATTCGCGACACCGCTGACCCCAGCAAGACAGCCGTCGCTGACCGTCACCATCAAGACCGGCTTCAGCGTGACGTTTACAGCCAGCTATCCAGTCAGGCCGAGCCTACTTCAACGGCTGCGCCGCCGCTCACGATTACCCCTGCGGGGCAGCTTCCCGATTTCCAGAAGGCCCGGGCATTGCGCGAGCACAACCTGGCACAGCTCGCCGAGATCGAGTTGCACAAGGCCAAGGGTTCGCTGGTTGCCCTGTCAGCGGTGCAGTCCGGCGCCTATAACGCCGGGCGCATGCTGCGCGATCAACTGTTGGGCATGCCGCCGCAACTGGCTCCAGAACTGGCGTCGATGACCGACCCTTGGGAAATCGAAAAGCACCTCACGGCGGCGATTCGCCGCTCGCTGGAAGACGCAGAGCGCATGTCTTCAGCGGATATTGAACACGCACTGACCACGAGTTAAGCCCATGCCCACGGAAATTCCCGACGGTGCAGAGGTGTACCGCGAGGCGTATTTCCGTGGGCTACGGCCTGACCCGGACGTCTGGATCGATCAATGGGCCGATGAGTACATGCGGATCCCGCGTGACACCGGCGCCGCTGAGCCGGGCCAGTACCGCACCTCGCGAACACCGTATGCCCGCGAGCCCATGCGGTGCCTATCGCCGGCTCACCCCTGCAAGCGCGTGATCACCATGGTCGCGTCGCAGCTAATGAAAACTCAGATCGGCCTGAATTGGATTGGTGGACTGATGCACATGGCTCCGTCGAATATCCTGGCGTTGCTGCCAAGCCTCGGCCTCGCCAAACGAGTGTCCTCGCGAATCGGCAAAACGATCAAGGCAACGCCAGTGCTGCGCGAGCGTGTCGCGGCTAACCGCTCGCGGGATTCGCGCAACACGATGGACACCAAAGAGTTCGAGGGTGGCACGTTGTACGTCACCACCGCCGGCTCGGCCGCCAACTTGTCGGAGCTGTCGGCACGCTACGTCTACGGCGACGAAATCGACCGCTGGGAGGTAGACATCGGCGAGGAGGGCGACCCCATTGAACTGGCGGAAACCCGGGGCAGTACCTTTGGCCGTAACGCCAAGTTCTACTTCTCCAGTTCGCCGACGATCAAGGGCGCCTCGCGAATCTCCGACCTATTCGACGGCAGTGACCAGCGTCATTACTACGTGCCGTGCCCGCACTGTGGGCACATGCAGGTGCTTGAGTGGGAGAATCTTCTCTACTCGGCCGACTTCAGCGTAGTGCATTACAAATGCGCGGCGTCCGGGATGGACTGTGACGTACTGATCGATGAGTACCACAAGGGTGAAATGCTCGCCAAAGGCGAGTGGCGCGCTCATGCCGAGGGGGACGGCGAGACGGTGGGTTTCCACCTTAACGCGCTGTATTCACCGCTCGGTTGGATGGACTGGAAGTCGCTGGCCAAGCAATTCGAGAAGGCGAAAAAGGCCCAGGCCAAAGGCGATCTTGAGCCCATGCAGGTGTTCTATAACACCCGTCTGGCGAAGGTGTGGGACGCGGCTCAAGAGCAGACCAAAGCCGACGTTCTGAGAAAGCGCGCGCGGTTGGAAGGCTACACCCTTGGCTCTCTGTCGACGGCGGTGATGATGATCACCGGCGCCGTTGACGTTCAAGCCAACCGGCTGGAATTCATGGCCATGGGCTGGGGCGTCGGCATGGAGCGTTGGGTCGTCGACTACCAAGTGGTCTCCGGCGATCCCGCAGACGAGCGGACTTGGGCGGCACTGGACGAATTACTCAAGGCCAAATATCGCCATCCGTGCGGTGTCGGTCTGGGCATCCTCGCGGTGGCCGTTGACTCCGGTGGTCACCACACCGATGAGGTCTATCAATTCTGCCGCGTTCGTCGCTGGCGAAACGTCTTCGCCATCAAGGGTGCGAGCAAACCCGGCAAACCGGTCATTGCTCAACGCCCGTCCATGGTCGACGTCACGTGGAAAGGCCAGACCGAACGCAACGGTGCCGAGCTTTGGTTCGTCGGTACCGATACTGCGAAGGACTGGATCTACAACCGCTACCCATTTGAGTCCGGGCCGGGCGCGTTGCACTTCGCGAATGACCTGCCAGACGATTTCTTCGACCAGTGCGTAGCAGAACGCAAGGTCGCCCGTTATGTGCGTGGCCACAAGCGCATCGAATGGGTGAAGGGCAAGGCCGAGCGCAACGAAGCGCTCGATCTGATGGTGTATTGCCTCGCCATGGCGCATTACCTGGGCCTCCATCGATACAAGGAACACGACTGGGAGCGCGTGCGTCAGTCCCTGGCGCAGTCCGGACTGTTTGATGAAGCTCTGGGCATCAAGCTCGTTCAAGGTGGACGGGCCGATAGTCTTGGCCCAGTTGCACCCGTTCGGCCTCCGGCTTCACCACCCGCTGTTCCGGTCGTGCCACCGCGCCCCGCAGCAACACCACCTCAACGCCGCAGCTCCACCAGCGGCTACCTGAAGAGACGCTGATATGTCATTTACCCAGAAGCACCTCGACGCGGTTGAGGCGGCCATTGCTCGCGGTGAGAAAACTGTGCGCTACACCGACCGCACCGTGGAATACCGCACGGTCGATGAACTGCTTAAGGCGCGTGAAGAAATACGCTCGTCGCTGGTCAGCGCGGCCGGGCCACGTTCGCGTGTGATCCGGCTGTACCACGCAGGGAAGGGGGTCTGATGGCCCGACAGTTTCCGACGCTGACCCGTAACGGATTTGTCCTGCCGTCCAATATCAAGGCTAGTTACGAAGGCGCCGGAGAGGGGCGCCGCTCTTCTGGCTGGGACGCGCCCGACAACGGGATCAACAGCATCAACACCCCAGCACTGCGCAACCTGCGGTCGCGTTCTCGGGCAGCGGTTCGCAATGACCCGTATGCCTTCAACGTCATCGACAAGCGTGTTAGCAACCTGATCGGCACGGGCATCACTCCGAGGCCAACGACCGACGACGATGCTTTGCGCAAGCTGCTGCAGGAACTCTGGGGCGATTGGGTCGATGAGTCAGACGCAGATGATCGCACTGACTTCTACGGTCAGCAGGCGCTGGTGGCGCGCACGGTGGAAACCTCGGGCGAGTGCTTCGTGCGGTTGCGTCCTCGCAGTCTGGATGAAAATTTGGCGGTTCCGCTGCAACTGCAGATCCTGGCGCCTGAATTCGTCCCACACGACAAATTCGAATCCACCAAAAACGGCAATGTCATCCGCGCCGGTATCGAGTTCACTCCGGGTGGCAAGCGCGTGGCGTACTGGATGTACCTGTCACATCCGCGTGATGCGGCCTCGCTAAACGCCGGGTACAACCAGCTGGTTCGCGTGCCGGCGACTCAGGTGCTGCACATCTTCGAACCGGTCGAGCCGGGCCAATTGCGCGGTGTGCCGCGATTGTCGCCGGTGCTCAAGCGCCTGCGCAGTCTCGACAACTACGACGACGCGGTTTTGTTCCGGCAGGAAGTGGCCAACCTATTCGCTGGTTTCATCAAGCGGCCAGCGCCGGATTCGGGGCAGACGCCCCGCGATCCAGTCACCGGCGCGTTGCTGGATCTGGATCGCGACGGCTTCACCCCGATGGTCGCGCTCGAACCCGGCACG